AAGGGCAGGGGTTAGGTACGGATGCTTATCTATTTTATAAAGCATTAGTAACTTATAAAGCACATCATTTCCCTGCTACTATCAATTAATTAAAACAGGAACTTAAGCTGCTTTAATGGAAATCTTAGAAATTTTTAAGGGTCAGATATAATAGGGTGCGCTAATATTTTGGATAGCAGTTAGCGGCAGTTTGTTCGGTAGGTGAAATCAAAAACCAGGAGCAGCAAAAAGAAGAAATGTTTTAAGGCAAGTCGAAATAAAAACTAAAAAGCCTCTCAGTATTATACTGAGAGGCTTTTTGCGGTCCGGACGGGACAACAACCTTTTTAATCTTGTTTACTTTATGTTTATATAAACCTACTTTGTAAGGGTTAAAATGAATATTTTAATATTTGATGGTTAATTTAAAGTAAACAAAAGTAATTAACAGTAAAATTTAGTGTCCGAAATGTTTCCGAATGTTCGGACACCTTTGTATCTTTAGGAAATATCAGAGCCAACTTTTATGACCTTAAATTTTTACCTGGACAAACCCAAGTCCGAGAGCGATACTGCTATTTATTTATTTCTCCGCATCGGTAAGCAGACCATTAAGCTTAAGACTGGCCAGTACATTAACCCCAAACATTGGAGCGCGGCACCCGACAAAAACGGCAACCAGGTTAAGCGCAGTTATACGGGAAGCCCCGAGTTTAACGGGTGGTTAAGCAATTTTAAAGCCGATGTACACCAGCTGTATAACAAATTGACTGTCGGCGAAAACGCCGTATCTATTCAGGATTTAAAAATAGCCCTGGAAAATATGCAGGGTAAAAAGGAGCCAGCCGTCGCCTCCGGATTTCTGGACCACTTCCAAAGCTTTATTGATATATCCACTACTGAGCGCGGCGCTGCCACCATCGTAAAGTATAAAGTTGTAAGAAAGCACCTGGAAAACTTCAGCCAGGTCAGCCGCTACAATCTTTCCTTCGAATCAATAAACCTGCATTTCTTTGACCTGTTTAAATCTTACCTCTCCCAAAAATTAAAGCATACTGATAATACCATCTGGAAAAATTTTGCCACCCTTAAGGCTTTTATGAATTGGGCTCTGGACCGGGGCCTGCATACCAACCTTACCTATAAAAAATTTAAAGCGCCGCAACGGGAAGCGGAAACCATTTATTTAACCGAATCAGAATTAATGGCCCTGTACAATGCAGACTTGCCCGCAGGAAGCAAGCTGGATCGGGTTCGGGATGTGTTTTGCTTCGGTTGCTTTACCGGGCAGCGCTATTCCGACATAGCAAATATCAAGCGTACAGATATTAAAGGTGACCGCTGGATACTTCGGACGGTTAAGACCGACAAACCCCATCAGGTGCCCCTAAATGGTTTTGCACTGGCCATTCTGGATAAACATAAAGATGCACTTAAGCCGCTGCCAATAATAAGTAACCAGAAAACCAACGAATACCTGAAAGAATTAGGTAAGCTGGCCGGCATCAACGAACCTACCACCCTCTACAAGCGCCGGGGTACGGAAAAATTGATTAACCTGCAGCCCAAACATGAGTTCCTTGGCACCCATACTGCACGGCGTACCTTCATCACCTTATCCCTTGAAAAAGGAATGCGGCCGGAGGTTGTTATGCGGATTTCTGGCCACTCTAATTATGCCAGCTTTAAAAAGTACATAAAGCTTTCTGAAAAAGTAACGGAGGTTGAAATGAATAATATTTGGCAGATGCCGGCGCAAATGAAAGTGGTATCTTAATATGGAAAAGAAAGTTAACATTATAAATTCTTTACATGCCCTTATAGATGGAGGTATAAAAGAAGATTCCAAATTTATTGATAGCATTATAGTGGATTTGGAAACTAAGGTAGATGCCAATTTTATAAAACAAGAGAACCGTTTTATGAAAAAGGTATCTGATCCGGAGGAAAATAAGGAAGATGTAGTATTAAATGAACTTGATATTACTTCTAAAATAATTGATAGACACAAAAAACAACTAGCTGAGGGCTCCTGGCATATAAAACGAACTGTTACTGCAAAACTTTATTATGGACCAGTGGTAACAAGCCCTACTAGATTAGCCAATCACAACCTCTTTGAATACTATACTAAAGAGAATAAACGAAATTTTATATTTAAATTATGTTCGCTTTCCTGGGGTTATTTGGTACCTGAAAATGTAAAAGCTAACACAGAAAATGGTGATAAAAAAATAATTAAATCTATTGTAGAAAGCGAATACTATGCTTTAGTTATAGAATGCTTGGGTACTGTACAATTTTTAAAATATCTTAAAAATTTTAATATTGAGGCACCTAAGGCTAAAACTATAATCAACGAGGGCCTCGATTATGGGGAAAAGGTGAACGAAGTACCTAAAGACCTGCCAGATAGCAAAGAACCTTTAAAAATTAATTTTAAACTAGAAATAGAGGAGTCCATACTTACCCGGGCTCCTATTCCTAAAAGTATAGTTGATTTTTATTATAGAAATGGGCAGCCTTTATTTGACAGGATTTTTGCTGACAATGTTATAGAAGTGCCAGCATATACTGATGTAACTGATAGGGTTTTGCAGATGTGTGAAGAAAATAATATTCCTTTTCCTGATTTTACTCCTTATCAAAATGGGTTTTATGAAGGTTATGCTAGTTCTTTTGTTCCTCATATTGATACTCCAGATAGTAGGAAAGAGTTTATTATGAAAGAAATTGTAAAAACTGTAACAGGTTTCCCTACTAGGATCAGACATAAAAAAGGTGAAAACCCAATACTTTCATTTGATCCAATTGATTTTCATAGATATGGCGTCAAGGTGGGAAGAATTTTTAAAGCATGGGTATTCGTATTTGAAACACCATCATACTTTGAAAGTGACTTTAATAAATTAGGTAATGTTAGTAGTCAATCAAAAAGCAAAACAACCGAATCATTAATTGAACAGCCGGCGCCGGCACCACAATCTAAGGTGAACCCCAAGAAAAATGGAGGGTTAATGACATCTTTTAGAGAGGCTTTTATAAATCCGGAAGTAGCTGATCAGCTACTTCCCATACTTCAATCAGATGAAATAAACTGGTTGACCAGTCGAGGCATATGGAAAAGCAAAGCAACTGAATTAGCTATTCTTATTTTTAATCTTGCGGAGAGCGAGTTCTTAAGTGAAAAATTTATTAAATTACCCAATACTGAAAAATCAAAACTTATTTCAATCTACTTCAATTATGATTTGACTTCAACCTACCTGGGCCGAGTTTTAAATTTAGGTAAAGACGCTAAAGAAAACCGATCAAAACCATCAGAATGGGATGAAAATGTTATCCGTAAATGTAAATTAATTATGAATAAATTATCTATTTAAGTTTATTTACTTTCATTAGTTTCATCTTAAACCAATGAAATAAATATAAATTAACCTCACCCGGATATTTGCTTCCATACTAAATTATTTAAAAGTATGGAAGCAACATTTAAAGCCAGCCTGGATCCAGCGAACCAGCAACAAATCATTGATGGCGTAATTACCGGTATTGCCGCCCTTCTAAATTTAAGCACCTCCATTAACCTCAGTAACCAGCAACCTGAAATTGAGGAGCCAATTTCTAAAAAAGAAATATGCAGATTCCTTAATTGTTCTGAACCGACAATGACCAAATGGATGGCAGAAGGTAAAATTCCTTTCGGCCGCAAAGGCCGTCGGGTATACTTTTTCAAAAGCCAGGTTGTTAAAAGCATGGAGCAACCTTTTAAAAAAGGGTAGCCATGCAGCATGATTCAAAAAGCCAACAATCGCTACTTGACCAGGACAAAGAAGCGAAGTTGAAGCATTTTTTGGCGACCGTTCAATTTTTATCATTCAGTGATACCGGTTTAAAGAACGTGGCCTCTCGCTTCAATTTAAGCATTGAAGAGCTTAAAACAAGAATTTCTGAATTTGAGGCTAAAAGGTAGCAGGCGGCCATGGATGAACAGGCACAAGGCGCCGAGAAAGAATATTATCACTACAGCTATCAGGAACTGTGCCAGTTTGAGGGCTCTGCTCGGGCACTTGAATTAGTGCAGCAGTACAAGAATTTATCCAATCAATACGACAATTGCCCGCTGTGGTTAATCCACCACTGCCGGCTCCTTACTACCTACGAAAATCCGGTTCAGCCATTACGCCTAGTGAAATAAAGGAGCGATGAATTATATCATGTTGGTAAACACTTTTTGGGAAATACGGAGGGAAAGATCGGACTTTGACCCTTATGTAATTTCGTTATATTTTGCTCTAGTCAATTTTGCCAACCGCAATGCTTGGGCCGGTTTTAGTCTTTACAGAGAAGATATAATAGGGTTGGCCGGCATGTCTAAAAATCCATATTATAAAGCACGGGAAATACTTAAAGATGCTGGTTTAATTGAATACGAAGAGGGAGCTAATGGCGTATCAAAGTGCTATTTTACTGTCCTTGAGGTGTCCCTTAAAAGGACACAGCAGGGACACAGCAAGGACACAGAAGGGACAGCAATAGGGACCATACTAAATAAACCTATAAACTTAAAAACTACTAAACCTATTAATACCAAAGTTTTAGATTTGACTGAAAAGGAAAAATCTTTTTTGGATTTTTTTAATAGTACCTGTAAAAGGCAGTTTACATCATTGCCCGAAAAGGCTAAGAAGCAACTTTGCAACCTTCACAAAAACAATTATACTGACCAAGACCTTACTAAAGCTGTTTTAGATGGTTATCAGGATTCCTTAGGGTGGACGGACCCCAGTAAATTTACTCCTGAGTACCTTACCCGCTTAGATAATTTTCAAAGATACTTATTTGCTGACAATGCAAGAAAAGGACAACCGGCCGCCAATACCGCCGTGCCAAAATCAATCAATAAAAACCTTTCAGAACAAACTAAAAAAACATACATATGATTGGAAAAATACAACCTCAGGCACTCGAAGTAGAACAAGTGGTATTATCAGCAGCCTTAACTGATAATACCACCCCGCCATTATTATTCAAATTCATTAGCCGGCCCGAAGTGTTTTATAAACTAGCCCACCAATTGATTTATAATGCTATGCGGGCTCTTTTCTCCGCAGGTGAGCCAATAGACACGATTACAGTTGTAGAACAGCTTAGAAATACCGGCAGTTTAGAAAAAGTTGGTGGCGCTTACGAAATTGCTAAACTATCAAATCTTGTAAATAGCGGTGCCAATATTGGTAAACACGCAGCTATCCTGCTGGAACATTTTATTAAGCGTGAAATGATCCGCCTATGCACTACAGTAGCAGAAAAGGCTTACGAATCTACTAATGATAGTTTTGATTTATTGGCCGAGCTCCAGAAAATAGTCAATCAACTGAATAATGATTTAAATATTAAAGAACCGCGGACCTTAGATATTTTACATCCAGAAGCTATTAATTTTATTGGTCAGGCCACACAAAAGAAAGGATTAACGGGGGTACCGTCGGGAATCCCGGCTATAGATAAATGCTCCGGCGGCTGGCAGCGTTCGGATTTAATAATATTAGCTGGACGGCCGGCCATGGGTAAAACTTCTTTCGCTATCAAAGCTGCGCGTAATGCGGCTTTGAATTTTGACCAAACGGTAGTCATATTTTCGCTTGAGATGTCTGCGCTCCAGCTTACTAATAAACTTATTGGAGCTGAAAGCAATTACACCACCAGCCAATTAACAAGGGGCCTTGTTCCTGGTGGTCTTGATGGTGTAAAAGAAATTGCCGAATTGAGTAAAAAAATTAAAACTAATAAATTGATAATTGATGATGATGCCGGGTTAAGTATTCAACTCCTTCGCGCCAAAGCTTCTAGGTTAAAGGCCGAAAGAGATATTCAGTTGATTATAATAGATTACCTCCAGTTAATGGTTTCGGACACTAAGGGAAGCCGGGAACAGGAAATATCTTCTATCTCCAGAGGGCTGAAAATTCTGGCCAAAGAACTTAATATTCCAATTATTGCTTTATCACAGCTGAGCCGCCAAGTAGAAAGCCGACAGGACAAACGCCCCATGTTATCAGACCTAAGAGAATCCGGAGCAATTGAGCAGGATGCGGATGTTGTGCTATTTTTATACCGTCCCGAGTACTATGAAATTAAAGAAGATGAGGATGGGGTATCTACTGAAAAGATAGCAAATATAATATTTGCAAAACATCGTAACGGCGCTGTAGCCAATATTCTAATTGGGTGCGACATCGATCATGGCAACTTCTATGATCTAAATGATCCATTTAACCAACCAGGGACCATCGATAAAACTTTAGCTTTCTAACCATGCAAACCACTAATGTTAAAACCCCTGGAAGTATGCTGCAAGCGATTGAGCGAAATCTCAACGTATATTCGGTTGCCAGGCTTACAACCTTAATTGCCCTTTATGAGCACCAGCAAGATCCTGAAAAAGCTGGGATGTTAAAAGATGAATTAATAAGGCCCACTGGTAAGATATATGCCTAACCGCTTTAAGCACTTAGTTACCCAAATGAAAAGAGGCTGCCAGAAAATTCCAGCAGCCTCTTAAGCAGGGTATCAGAGCCATCCGATATTCCTATGGCAAAGATAATGATTAACCACCAACAGGCAAATTCAAAGAATAGGATGAGACCTGTTTCCTTACCTAAAGTAGGTTTGGCCGTTATGCGGCCCGGATAGCTGTACATACTAAGTTTTACTAAGTTATTGCAATCTTGAATTTGACCGGAAAATACAATATAGAATAAGCAATACTTGAATAAATACAAATGAATATTGCTTATAACCTGTAAGTTTTATATATTTATAAATAATAATATAATAAAAACATAATAGTAAATGAGTGACAATAAAAGCAATGCTCCTGGCAAACTTACTGATAAGCAGAAGCGATTTGGTGACGAATACCTGGTAGACCTAAATCGTACCCAAGCTGCCATACGGGCAGGCTATGCCGCCAATTCAGCCAACGAGCAGGGCAGTCAGTTATTAGCCAAGCCAGCTATCCAGCATTATATTCAGGAGCGCCAAAAGCAAATAAAGGATAAGCTGGAAATCACTCAGGAAATGATTTCGCGGGAGTACGCCAAAATTGCCTTCATAGACATTAGAAAATTTTATGATGCTAATGGCCGGCTCCTGCTCCCCCATGAACTCGACGACGATGCGGCCGCCTCGCTGGCCGGCATTGATGTGGATGAGATATGGGGCTATGAGCCGCAAGCAGAGGCAAAAGTTAAAATAGGCGAGACAAAGAAAATCCGCATGCACAGCAAACAAGCAGCCCTCGATAGCTTGGCCAAACATGTGGGCTTCTTCGAAAAAGATAATGAGCAGAATAAGCCAACCGCTGTTGTAACCGTCGAGGTTGTTATTAAAAATACCGGGGTACCCTTGGCCAGCAGTGAAAAAGATATTCAGGACTAATGTTTGAAGCCACCGCCGTTTATGTCGCTAATCTTAACTCTACCGCATCCATTGTGGTAAATCAGGGTGGCACGTCCAGTGGCAAGACGTATGCGATTGATCAGGTCCTGTTTACCCGGCTTGGGGAGAACAAAAGAAAAATTGCTACCATCGTTGGCCAGGATATTCCCAATCTGAAAGCCGGCGCGCTGCGGGATGCCTTGGAGATTTACGACGGGTCCCGAGAGCTGCAACGCCTGATCAAATCTTACAATAAATCAGACCGGATTTTTAACTACCATAATGGCAGCATTGCGGAGTTTAAAAGTTATGATGGGCCTCAGGATGCCAAGTCAGGTAAGCGGGACTACTTGTTTGTAAATGAAGGGGACGGTATTTCTTACGCCATTTTCAAAGAGCTATGGTTGCGAACCAAAATACAGACCTTTATTGATTACAACCCAACGGCTGAATTTTGGGCGCATGAACACTTAATTGGCAAACCCGATGTAGAGCTAATTATTTCGGACCACCGCCACAACCCTTATCTATCGCAGGCTACCCGTGATAAAATAGAAGGTCTGAAAGAAGAAGATTTAGAGTTATGGAAGGTGTACGCCCGGGGAATGACCGGCAAGATTGAGGGCCTGGTACTGCCCAATTGGTCCATAGTAGAAAAGATACCAGATGATGCCAAACATATCGGCACAGGAATGGATTTTGGGTTTACGAATGATCCTACGGGTGTGGTGGATGTTTATATGCAGAATGGGGAGCTATGGGTTGATGAATTAGTGTATAAGCATGGATTGATAAATCCAGACATAGTTAAAGAACTTGACGCCTTGAAGTTTGATCGCAAACGTGAAATCATTGCTGATTCAGCCGAACCTAAATCAATCGAAGAAATACGGCGCCATGGGTTTAAAATTGTTGGCGCAAAAAAAGGATCCGATACTATTGTTTACGGAATTGACATTCTAAAAAGATGGCATATAAATGTCACTCGCAGCAGTGTTAACCTCCGGAAAGAATTAAATAATTACAAATGGAAGATTGACAAGCTTACTGGTAAGGGCCTGAATGAGCCAATCAGTACCTTCAATCACCTGATCGATCCATTGCGCTACGTGGCTTTAAACAAGCTGGATACGGCGGAGCCGAAGAAGAAAGTAAAAGTAACAGGTATTTACAGAACTAGATAAAAAATAATATGATTGAACTTGACAAAAAAATAATTGAGCAAAGGGTAGCCAAACGGGCCCAGGCAGTAATTGAAGTAAAAGCTGCATTGATGAATGCAAAAGGCAGTTTAATTATAGTTTACTGCTATAATGAAGATATTTTCACTTTACAAGCAAAAGAAATGGATAATAGTCCTTTAACCTATCAAATAGTTGAAGATGGTATCATTGAAACTATTGAAAAAGAAGCGGGCGGCGCACCTGAATCTTGGGAGGAAGAATTGGAATTGTAATTATTGAAAAAGTATAATCATTTTTAAATAAATGAGATTATTCTAATTAGGTGGATTACACCTATTATAAAAATAATTGGTGATGACTTAAATGATACTTTAAAAAGTAGCGGCATTTCATTACCAGAGTAACCCCATGGCAACAGACCGTTTAATATTGGATGGCAAAGAAGTTGATTTAGGTGATTCGGTGGTAGCGCTGAGTTTACAGGCAAATAATATCATGTTGCCAGACAAAATTCAGTCAAACTTCAGCTCTACCATTACTATACCCCAGACGAAAAAGAACCGGAAGCATTTGGGTTTTGCCGATCAGGTTAATTCCGTTACAGAAATACCATACCAAATTCTGGGAGCTCAGGTATTCAAAGAAGGAATCGAAGTAGTGCCTTTTGGAAAAGGAGTGCTCAACAATGGTAATTTTGAAATAGATATTTATTCGGGTAATCTTTCGTTTTTTGATGTCCTGGGCGATAAAAAACTAAAAGACTTAAGCTTTCCGGAGTTCAACCATATTTGGAATTATGCGAACGTGGTTAATAACAGCATCAATACTACCTGGCAGCAAGGGTTTGTCTACGATTTGTACGATCGAGGCAAGTCTTATAATCTGAATGCCATCGATTGGTTTAATCTATTTCCTTCTATCTATGTGCGTGCCGTATGGGAGCAGATATTTAAGGAGGCAGGGTTTACCTATTCGGGTTTTAGCCATCCGATGTTCGATAAAAAGCTTCTGCCTACCAGTAAGCTTTATGAATTTGATGAGGACTTCACTAAGCCCCGTAGTATGCGCATGGCGGTGGGACCCGGGTACTACGACCATCATGGTCCTATTGGAGATCGAAGCGACGTAGTTAAAATTATTCCCTTCACCTTCGCCGGCGAAGATCCTTACTTCACCAGTGTAAACTACGATGCCACTGATTTTAAATACCGGGCTGATACCGCCTACCTGGTAAACATCACTATAAAAGCGCATGCCTTTATAAACATCACCATAGGCGGCGTAGCTTTTGAATTGTACCTTTTTAAAAATGGGCAGGTAATAGGTTACGTTAGCCAAGACGCCACCAATGCCAACTTAGATAATACCATCGAGCTTAAAAACTACCTATTAAAGAAAGGTGATGTGCTGTATGCTCAAGTAAAATTACGGGGCTATACTAAGGGCCATCGTTGGGGCTACGCCTTGTTTAATGATGGCCGGGGCAATCTGGACGAAGATTCCTTTCAAATCGAGGTATTGAAAGAATTTCCGCAGGGCGGCGAAGTGCGCCTGCAGGATTGGCTGCCGGATATGAGCCAAAAAGACTTTATAAAAAGCATGGTGCATTTGTTTGGCCTTACTTTTCAAACCGATTTGTACCAGAATAATATCCGGATAAACACCTTTACCAAGGTTTTGGATAACATACCGCAGGCCATTGATATTAGCAACTGGGTACATGAGCCGGAGAGGATAAGGCCCTCTTACAAATTTGGGGATTTCGCGCAGAAGAATAAATTCATCTGGCAACCGGATGATACGGTTACGGAAGGTTATAACGATGGCGAAATCCTGATTAAAGATGCTACTCTGGTTATTGATAAGGAAATAATAAAATTACCTTACGCGGCCACGGAAAGCCGGGCCAACTTGCTTTATATACCTATCTGGAAACTTAAAACCGGAAATAGTAAAGGTGAGGAATTGGAGTATGATAAGTTAAGCATTAAACCGCGCCTGGTGGTACAAGGTGATAATACCATACTTTTTACTATTGTAGAACGGGAAATAAAAAGGGATGCCGAAAATAAGATAATCAAAAACACTATCATCAATCAGAGTGCCGGCAACCGTCCGCTGGCTTATTATGTGGATGGCCCCAAACCGTTCGATCTGAATATTAACGAATACATTATCCCTACTTTTTATCCGACCTTACTGGCTATTCTGGCCCAAACTAAGGTTTTGTCGGCGAAAGTTAAAACGCCGGCGCAATTCATTCAGGGCTTTGACCAGGCGCGACCATGCTGGATATCATATTTTCAGCAATATTTTTATATCAACAAGATTGAAAATTTCATTAATAGTAATTCTTTAACCGAGTGGGAGTTGATAAGGCTTTAAAAATTATGGATGCAAAGGAAGGTACCGGGTAACCGAACAGTCCGTGCGGGAATTCTTTGGGATATAAAAACTAACCAGTATTAAGTAAAAGCCCCTGATATTCAGGGGCTTTTTTTATTGTTTGCTGCGGGAATATCCTTTGTAAAAAAATAAGATTCTTTATGCTAAAAGGTAACACCATTAAAAATCTTTGGATTTCGCTATAGCGTTATAGTAGGAAATAGTTTGATTGTACTGGTTTATTTGAGTGGTAAATAGTAAAAAAGTTTTATCTTATTAATAAGGTTGAATCAGTTAACAGGATCAGTTGAAGCCTATGTAAGAATAAAGTTACAGCAGTGTTGCATTTATACCAGGTATAAATGTAAAAAGGTCAAGTGGTGCTTGAACACCACTTGACCCAAACAATTCAAAAACTAAAAAAAAAATATGAAAAAAATTCATGTTTGGTTAGTATTGGCCGCAACAGGCTTTTTACTAGCGTTTTGCTTGCTGGTTTGTTCGATTAGAGCCGATAAGCCAGAAGTAGTTGCAAAAGAAATAACTACTATGGTTATTTCTATTATACCAAAGATAGCACTTGGTAAGTAAGTTTTTAGGGCCACTACTCAAATATACGGGTAGTGGCTTTTAATACTAACACAATTTAATGAATTTTATTTTAATGTAACAATCTTTTAAACTAAGTACTTGCTAATCCACCATTGCTTTTTCAAACATAAATATCTTCCGAGACTGTTAAATCATTATTTCGGACAAATCCACCATTTCTAAATAAGGTTCCAGACAGGATTTACTTTTAAATCCTCTTACTAGCATTACCTGATTCATATCGGGCAGATATACGACTTCGGCAAAGAACTTATCCATAGCGTATAGAACTATGCTACACCCGCAGCTTATCCGCACGGCTATAAAGGTGCCTTGCTCCCAAACTGCGGCTTCTCTTTGCTCCTGGTCCATCCGGATGAAATCGTAAAAGTCCATGCTGGTTTATACGGTAAAAATTTAACCAAGTAAGTAGGTATTTTATCTGGTTATTCATTTAATCGTATATTTCAGATTCCATTTCTATACATCAAATATATGTGTGGCCGCTACTCCGTAGATAAAAAGAAAGTCAGCAAAGAACACCGGTTTGCTGCTAAATTGGAAGGGATTGCATTTGAGCCGAATTTTGATGCCCGGCCTTCGCAGCAGCTACCTATTATTTTACCCGCTACGGAGAAAGCGGTCCTGGCCACTTGGGCTTCTCCGGAGAAAGAGCCCGATGGTAAGCCTACGCTGCCCTTTAATGTAAGACAAGAAAACTTACTTTTTATACCCCGCTTCCGGGCCTTACTGCCTCAAAACCGGTGCATCATTCCCATAGATGGTTTCTTTGAATGGAAAGAGCAAGAACCAGAACCGGAGGAACCGCCGTTCGAACCTGAAGCTGGTTTGGGCCTGGACATGTTTGGTAACCCGATCCGGAGCAAAGCCGAAACACGTCGGCTTAAGAAGGTGAAACCAAAAAAACAAAAATACCGCTTTACCCTCAAACATAAAGAACCTTTCGGCCTGGCTGGCTTGTGGCGCGAAAGTCTGAATCCGGATACCGGGGAGCTAACCAAATATTTTAGCATTATTACTACTCATGCGAATGCGGCCGTTATGCCCTACCATGACCGCATGCCGGTTATTCTTACCCCGGAAACGGAAGAAATCTGGCTTAACAGCAAACTAGCGGAAAGGCAGCTTTATCAGGTTCTAACATCCTATGAAAGCAAACTAATGGTAATTAAAGCCATTGATGATTTTGAAAGTACCCTGGGTAATTACGTCGAGCCAAAACTAAATTCTAAATAGATTTACTAAACATATAAGAATTTAGAAGTAATTTATTCTTGAATATTTAGTTTTTACATATTAATATCCGTATTTGCTAAATTATTTAGTTGATGGATATAATATGACTTCCCTGTTTGCTTTAGTGGATTGTAATAATTTTTATGCCAGCTGCGAAAGGTTGTTCCGGCCAGACCTGGAAAGAAAACCTGTCGTCGTTTTGAGCAACAATGATGGTTGCGTAATTGCCCGTTCGAATGAGGCTAAAGCCTTGGGCATTAAAATGGGTGATCCTTTCTTTCAGATAAAGGAATTAGTCAAG